AACTTTAGCTAAACAACAAGAAATAGCAGCTGTATCTGATATTGGTTTATCCTTTCAGTACGAAAGTTTAACTGCCGCTGAAATGGCAAAAAAGTATATACAAACAAAAATATCAAGCGCAGAATGGTCTGGTTCTAATTTTCAAGATTTAGCAGTAGAAACAATTAAGTCAGATTTAGGACCTAAGTATTTAACATCATCTATTCTGCTTCAAAGAAATTTTGAAATTTATCCAGCTAAAAGATTTACGATAGGACTTAGGTCCATAGATGTTAACTATAGCGTATATGCACAAAAAGCTCAGTTAATATCTAAGCCATTTGTATTTGGTTACAATGTAAAAAATCTAACTGTATCTTCTGATACCACATTTAGCCTTCAGGGTGGCAACTCAAATATAACCTACATTAAATATTATATATCAATAGATGATGGGAAAAAATGGATACAAATTTCTCCGATAGAAGATCCGTTTAATGGTATTCCTGAAATATTATCATTTAATGAAAATGTAGAAAGCTTTGGTCAAGTAAAAGGAGTTTCATATTTCAACTCTCCAGACATACCATCTGATACAAAGTCAATTAGAATGAAAATTGATATAGAAAAACCAAGATATGAAAACACTACACCTGTTATTTACTCATATCAAATAGCCGGAAGAGTTGAACAATTATGACGATAAGCAATATACAGAAGGAAAAATTCTTAAGCACCTTATATAAGAGTCTTTATGCTGGTGGAAACAAGCCTAACGAGCAGGAGATATTAGAGTTCTTTTCTAAGTACTTTTCCAAGTATGAGCCAGGGCAGCCACTAGACATAAATGCTCAAGTATTTAGACAGATGGCATTTGGTCAAGTTGAAATTTTTAATCAAAAAATGCTACATACTCTTTTTAATATAGAGGTTTTGTATGATTCTATATTTGAAAATTCTGATGATTTAATGACTGTAGCAACAGCATTAAATAAAAGATTAAATAACTTAAAGTCTAAAAGAATGATGTTAGAAAATAGAGTGGATGACTTAATTTTCGCTAATCAAAATTCAGAAGGATACTATGCAGCATACTCAGACAACTTTGCCTCAACAAATGGATCTGATCTAAATTATACTTCAGCTTTTGTCGACACAGTTAACGGTAAAGTTTCACTACCAACATTAAAGTCTTCGATTTTTGATTTACTCTCCACTAGTTCAATTGTAGCAAGCGCACCAACATATTCTCTGAGTTTTAATAAAACGCAAATAGATTTAAATAAGAAGTTTTCTGAAGATTCTTTTTTTGGATCTGTTTTTGATGGCTTAGAAAATACTGAATGGCAAAACATATTTTATTTTGACACTATAGGTTTAGTTAGTTTTTCGATCAACTTGCCTATAGCTAGAAATGTAATCTTATCAAAGATAGAAGGAAGACTAAATACTATTTCCCCAACTGATATCTATGTAAAAGTAAACTACGCGGATGCCAATAAGGTGTCGGAGGTATTGAATAAAAAATCTACTAAAGATTATGATAGATTTTCCTTTAGCTTTGACCCGGGCAATGTTGGGTCAATAGATATATTTTTTGTTAAAACAGAACCAGACGTCATAGAAGATAATAGAGTTAGTAGATACGGGTATAGATATGGTATTAGAGACATAGCTATCAGTGGACAATATTACGATAAGTCAGCGTTATTTGTATCTGCTCCAATATCATTAAATTCAAATGATAATAGCAACCTAGTAATAGATGCTGTATCGGTAGATGTTGGAGAAAATTCACAAGATGGTTCTGTTAATTACTTTGTAGCAGAAGATAACGAGTCCGCTCAATCAATATCTGATTTTTCCTGGATTCCAATTTCTCCAGAACAAAGTACTCAGAACTCTTTTTCTACAACAGTTAATTTTTCTGGCTCTTCTCTAAAATCAAAAAAGATATTAAATGATGTAGAAAACTCTACAAACTCTTTGAAGAAAATACCATTAGTTTCAAAAAATACTTCCAAGAACTTAAATGAACAAAATCCAACAGTTGACCTATATCCAAATCAAACAATATATAGAATAGCAAAGCTTGATCAATTGGATAACCCAGTTAGTTCTTATCTATTAGATGGTATAAATTCAGTTTCTGGTAATTATATAAATTATCAAAATAGTATTTATAATGAAAACGATTCTTTGGCTACTTGGGGAAATATTTTATCTGGAAAATCAAGTGTTAGGCAAATATTCTCTATACCATCTTATGAAATATCTAATAATTCTATATTTTTTTCTGGTCCAAACTTAAAATCAATTAGCGTTTTATTGGAAACTAAAATATTCTGCGCTAATGACATCACAATTAGACACTTGTTGGTTAAGAATGATAGCGTTTCCAAGAGCTGGGATGTTGCAGTCTACCTAAATGGAAGGGCATCAAGTGTTCCTTCTGGGGTAACTTCAGAGTTGATTGAATGGAACTTCAAAGCGGGAATTAATACAATTAAGGTAGCTATAGATATAAAGGATAGTGCAAACGGTTCAATTAGTTTAATGGATTCTAAATCATTATTAGATTATGGTTTAGTTTATAGTCAATACTATGGCTATGTAGATCCAATAGAGTTTAAAGTCAATAGATCATCATACGACAAGGTGTTTACTATTGAAAATTTTTTCGGCAATAAAGAAGTTCTATGTAGGGATAATATCAGTAATAATTCAAGACTGTTTTTTTACTCAAACAACCCAAACCCAGTAACTGCCTTAAGATTTAGAGCCGACATATCTAGGGGTAGAAACCCATTGTCCTCTCCAACTATTGATTATTTTAAATTAAAGTTTAAGAATTCGGAAAATTATTCCGATATATCAGCAAATGAATTATCCTATAATAATTCAACAACAAGTGAATATTAAAGTTTACTATACCTAAAGTAGGAGACACACATGCCGATAAGTTACCTAGACCCAAATAGTAAAAAAATAATTAGAGAACCATTAGTCAAGAGGTTTAGATCATTCTATAGATCTCCAAGAAAGAGTGGTCAGGAAAATCTCTTTAATCAAAAAGTTTATATGGATATGAACAGACTGTACTTAGAATTAGAACTTCTTGATACAGCTATAATTGATAAAGTAAAGATTTTTCTAGGAGCGGAAAAAGATGAAACCCATGAAATCCGAACTATTTCAGATGAGATAACTGGTGAAGAATACTATGGTAGAGTCTATGACCTTTCTACTGATTCAATTTCGATGTACGACTATAGTGCAAGTGATACAATAGATTACCTGGAAACTACTGATACAATTGGCGGAAGTTTGTCAAGATTATTTTATAAAATTAATAAATTAGAAAAACAGACTGGATAATTAATTAAAATGTCAGATTACCTAAACACAGAAAATAAAACAATACAGTACAACGGTCCTGTAGATAGTGCTGACTTTAACATGAGGGCAGAGCAGAACTATCAAGATTTAGTTCACCTCTATAATAGATCTGGTGTATTGGATCAGAAGTTGAGTCAGGCTTTTGAAAGAGTATTAAAAGATCATTTATTTATCTCTAGAGCTATAGCAGATCTAGAAGATAGGGTAAAGGCAATTGAATATAATACTGATTCACCTTATAAAAAACTCTCTATATATAGCTATTCTCAAATAGATGTAGCTGGTTTTGTTAGTGACGCACAGTTTGCACTCTCAAGTTCTGAAGCACTTAGTTTTGATCATGTGTATAATCTAATAACACTGCCAAAGGTTGATGGTTCTTCTTATTCTAAGCTTAAGTTTTTTAGCGGCTTAGGAGAACAAACAATTCCAGATTTTCTAGAAACAAAAATAAAGAATGACTTTGTTAGTGTTGATACACCTGGTGCACTAGTGGATACTAGTCCAATGTTTCACGCACTTTTAGATAGGTCTGATAAATTCTGGAAACGAAATATCATAGCCGACTCAGCTTTGGGATCGGGCGCCCAAATGTTTGCCTACTATAAGATCCCCAATGCCTATTCTGGATCCGACACATCAAACTACTTGTCCTTATCTCCATATCCATTATTTGGGGTAGACATTCTTTCTATTGAATATACTACAAAGGTAGAGCCATCTCTTGAAGAATCAGATGGATGGACTCCTTTGAATTTTAATAGACTATATGATAGCGAATCTGATGCGATAGGTAGAGTTGCTCCAGGTGGATGGTCAATAGCCGGTTCTGACGTAGTCCTTAATGCTGGGCCGCTGGGCTTCTATTTCCCTCCAATAAAAATTACTGCAATTAGAATAAACATGAGACAGAGAAATTATATTTTAGAGAATGGTAAATACGTATATACATATGGCTTATCTGATTTAGATGTAAGATCGCAAAGGTTTTTGGAAACTGGAAGAACAATAATCAAGTTTACCGCCCCAGAAGGAACATTGATCTATTCTGTAGACGAGGTCATACCAAAGATGTATAATGTCCCTGAGGAGTTAATATCTACGGCTTTCAGCTATAGGGTAATCTATAAGGATAGCGGAGTTTATACACTTGATGAGGTTTCCGGTTCGTCTTCAGTCTGGATAGAAGTAACCCTAAATCAGCTTGGGGATGGAACAGCTCCAGTCCTATCTGATCTAATAGTTAATTATAGCTAATTTTAATAGTTAATAAGTGGCTATTTGATTTTACTATAAACAGCACATTATTCTTTTAAGGAGACTATACAATGGCAACTTACTACGTTGGCCCAAGGCCAGTACTCAAGGGTCGTTCAACCGCTGACATGGTGAACCCTTTTAAGGGTACAGCTGGAACCTACTCTTTCTACCCTCTTTTTGCACCAGGTCTTTTAACTGGAGCTCCAGATAATAATCATGTTCCTGGAACCGGCTACCATCCAGGCAATGTTCTGCTATCACAGTTGTTCAATGGCTCCACCCTCTATGCAGGGACTACTCCATTAGCTGGAGAATTTGCAGATGGAACTACAACATTTGGTGGAATGAGATTCCGTCCAAGTGAATACAAGGGTCTTACAACAGCTAAGGCGCTAGATGGCGGTCATGCAAAGCGCACAACCGACTATAGTCTCTACAGTAACTACATCTTTGACGGTGTAACCTCAGCAGAAGCATTTGCTAACCTAGGTCACGCAGAGCGCACAACAGCTTACAGCCTCTATAACAACTACATCTTCGACGGTGTAGCATCAGCGGAAGTAATGCCAGCTGGTTATGGACAAGCTAATACTGCTAGTGAATACGGTCGCAATAAAGTTGGTGAGTACAAAGGTGTACCATCAGCAGTCGCCCTTTAACAATAGGAGAAAACAATGCCAGATCAAAAATTAATTAAAGATGTACTTGAAAGAGCTCTTTGGACTGCAGCACAAACATTCATTGCTGTTTATACAGTTGGTGGAGTTGACCAAGCTAAAGCAGCAGCGACAGCTGCAGCAGCAGCAGGGCTTAGCGTTATCAAGGGATTTGCAGCAACAAAAATTGGAGACAAAGAGTCTGCTGCAACTTTGAAATAATTAGTTAAACACAACATAAGAAAATCCTAGCTGATATACTTGTCAGTACGGAAACCGACGCATCTACTTAGCGTAAGATAGTTATCCCGCCCCAATCAGGGCGGGATAACTGTTTTAAAGGGTCTCTTATATAAGTTTTTGTAGTTTTGTCTAGAGTTAATGAGGATTATAAATGTTTTTAGATCAGTTAAATACGGTAATCAGAGACAAAGCCCTTCCATTAGATGTTGCTGAAAAGTATCTCAACCTATATATAGGTGAAGCGGATTGGAAAACACACATTTCAAAACTATGGATGAATCTTGAAAACAAGAATAAGAATTCTGACATAAGCAAAGAAGATATAAAGAGGGCAATATCTTGCACGATGTTATTGCCAACAATGGAGAAAACAAATATCCCTGATCCAGTTCACCTCATTTTATTTTGGTGCCCTACCTGGAATCAGTACAAGGAAAGAGATTGGTTTTCTTTATTTTTAGATATAGTTAAGAAAGATTTGTATATACAAACCAATCAAAAGGAGTTACTATCGATTGGCATCATAGATCCAATTGATTATTCTCCATTAACTAGACAAAGCTTTAATTGGTTATATAATCAGGCAGAACAAAACGGTGATTTAACCGATAGAAATAAAGACATCGTGATTAAGAAAATGCAAAACCTAGTTAGGATATATGGTGGTGCAGTTATATCAAATGTATTTCAAAATCACAAGAATGTAATAGACAAAGTTTTTAACTGGAGAAGTGGATATTTCTTCGAAAGAGAAATATATAACGTGTATAATTATGACCAGATAAAAAAGATCAAGAAAACAGAAATAGAAAAATTAAACCCTAAGTACGTAAAAACTTTAGCATTAGTAAAATAAGGAGATAGTATGTCAGAAGAAATCGAAAACGGAAACCCAGATCTAACACCGATTGCCACTAAGCAATCTTCTATGTTCTTATTTAAGTTAACTGATGATTTTATAGAATCATATAGGTCTAAGTCTGCACCATTTGGGTATAGAGATGCAGCTGGGAACTCCGTTGGAGAGATAACTTTTCTTCGAACTTATTCTAGATTAAAAGAAGATGGAACAAAAGAGACATGGTCTGACGTATGCGAAAGAGTCATTAACGGAATGTACTCTTTGCAGAAAGATCACTGCAAAAAGAATCGCTTACCATGGAATGATGCTAGGGCACAGGCGAGTGCGAAAGAAGCTTTTGATAGATTATTCAACCTTAAGTGGACTCCTCCTGGTCGTGGTCTTTGGGCTATGGGAACAAACATTGTAAATATACAAAAGAATTCCGCTGCACTACAAAACTGCGCGTTTGTTTCTACTGGGGAAATGAATAAATTTAACCCAGCAAAACCGTTTGCGTTCCTCATGGAAGCATCAATGCTCGGTGTTGGTGTAGGTTTTGATGACAAAGGTGCAGATAAAGATTTTATTATCTATGAACCAAAAGAGTCAACATCATACATAATACCTGACACCAGAGAGGGTTGGGTTGAGTCTATGGCACTGCTGCTTAACTCATACCTCAAAGAGAATCAGCCTACGTATAACTTTGATTATTCTTTAATTCGCCCAAACGGTACTCCAATTAAAACATTTGGTGGTGTAGCTGCTGGTCATGAGCCGTTAGAGAGGCTTCATGATCATATAAGAAAAATGTTTACTGGACGCAAAGGCGACAAGTTAACACGCATAGACATAGCAGACATTGGAAACGTTATTGGAGTATGTGTAGTGTCTGGAAACGTTCGTCGTTCAGCTGAGTTGTTAATTGGCCGTTTAGATGATCAAGATTTCTTAAACTTAAAAAATTCAGAACGCTTTCCTGAACGCAACTCATATGATTCATCTGCCCCAGGTTGGGGTTGGATGTCTAACAACTCTGTAGAAACAGTAGTCGGCGCAGACTTATCTTCCATAGTAGAAGGCATCTCTCTCAACGGAGAGCCTGGTGTTCTTTGGATGGACATGTCCCGCAAGTATGGACGTCTAGCTGATCCACCAAACAACAAGGATCACAGAGTTGCAGGCTATAACCCATGCGCTGAGCAGTCACTAGAATCGTATGAGTGTTGCACCTTGGTGGAGACGTATCTCAATCGTCACGACAGCCTAGAGGACTATAAGCGTACTCTAAAGTTTGCATACCTTTATGCTAAGACTGTTACACTTCTTCCTACACACTGGGAAGAGACTAACGCAATCATGCAACGCAATCGTCGCATTGGTGCATCAATGTCTGGTGTTGCAAACTTTGCTGATCGTGTTGGAGTTCCGGCACTTCGTGAATGGATGGATCAGGGATATAAGACCATTCAGCGATATGACAATGTTTATTCTGAGTGGTTGGGTATTCGTGAATCGATTAAGATGACGACTGTCAAGCCTTCTGGAACCGTATCTATTCTTGCTGGTGAATCACCTGGCGTACACTGGACACCAGGTGGCAAATACTTTAATAGAACTATTAGATTCTCCAACGAAGATCCGATGCTACCACTATTTAGAATGGCCAACTATAGAGTCGAGCCAGCTTCTGAATCACCAAATACAACTTCTGTTGTGTATTTCCCAATTAAATCCGATGCTGAAAGAGCTGAAAAAGATGTTACAATCTTTGAAAAAATGTCTTTAGCTGCAACTGCACAACGTTATTGGTCAGACAACTCTGTATCTGTAACAATATCTTTTAATAAAGATACTGAGGCAGAACATGTCGGAACTGTATTGCATATGTACGATGGACAGCTTAAGACAGTATCCTTTTTGCCAAGCGGTAACGATACGTATCCCCAAATGCCATATACTCAAATAACAGAAGAAGAATATACGGAAGCTTCGACATCGTTGTTCCCGATAGATTTAACTGGAGTATATGCTGGTATGGCTGCCGATGCAATTGGTGAAAGTTACTGTACAACTGATTCTTGTGAAATTAAATTTATCAAGGACAATACAAAAGTATAGGTTGGTTTACTGTGTCGGATGACAAAAATTTTGATAAAATATTTTCAGAGATAACTTCTCCACAAAATATAGGCTCTATGCCGGGCATAGTTGGTGCTCTCTCGTTAAATAACGCAAGAGATTATTCTTTGTTTTTGTCTGAATTAATTACAGCTATACAGGAAATAAATTTAATTATAGTTAATCTTACTGAAGACTCTGATGAGCCATTTGAAATACCACTTGAAGTAGTACAAATCTTAGAAATGCTATATGCAAAGACGAAAGATTTCAACAACTATATGGTAAACTTGGATCAAGATGATATAGGATACTATATCTACATAGACGAAGAAGAAGATTATGACGATGAATCAGAAGACGGAAAATGAAGATTACGATAATAACGCAATACCTGTTTTAGATAAGGGTTATGTTAGATTAGTTGATGTTATGGGTAGTGACCTATCCGTAGTCAACGCCGCAAGAGCATCTTTTGCCAAAGAATCAAATGAGCTTTCTGTACAAGACGCAAGACTAATAGATTTTTTAGCAAGAGAAAATCATATGTCACCGTTCCGTCACGCATTTCTAACATTTGAATTTAAAGCTCCACTTATGGTTGCTAGGCAACATTGGAAATATGTAGTTGGATCAGATCATACAATGGATTCCTGGAATGAATCTTCGAGAAGGTACATAACTATGGATCCAGAATTCTATATACCTGGACCAGAACAATGGAGACTTGCTGCAGAGAATAAAAAACAAGGTTCTTCTGGGTTAGCTGGTCCATGGACTGGTTCTATATTAAATACGGAACTAAAACAATTGGTTGATAAGTGTGAATCTATCTATAACATGGCGCTTGAGCAAGGCATTGCTCCAGAGCAAGCTAGATTATTCCTGCCAGCATATGGCATGTACGTTACATATAGATGGTCATGCAGTCTTCAGTCTGTTGCCTTATTCCTAAATCAAAGATTAGGGGAAGAATCTCAAGTGGAGATTCAAGAGTATGCAAAAGCTGTATTCAATCTAACAAAAGAAAAGTTTCCAGTATCAATAGATAGACTGGTTTCGATACATGTATAAAAACATGCTATTGTTTATAGTATTTTCTTTTTTGATTAATTGGACTATAAGTTTGCAGATGTTAAATCAATCTTCTAAACAGAAAAGTATTAAATTTACAGCAATCGCACTGGCTTTGACTACGGGAACCATTGCAGGGTTTATAATTTCTCTTATATTATGACTGTAATATCTAAAAAAGATAGACAGTTCATGAAGATGTGTATCGATAGCTCAAAAACATTTTCTACTTGTGGTAAAAAACAATACGCAGCTATGCTGGTAGATGAATATAATCACATAGTTGGGTTTGGTTATAACGGTGGACCAAGAGGTTTTCTACACTGTAATGAAGGTGGCTGTAGACGCTTTCTTGAAAACTCAAAAAGTGGATCAGCATATGATAATTGCATAGCAATCCACGCAGAAGCAAATGCTTTACTTCATTCCGATTATAGTTCAAGGCCAAAAAAAATATATGTAAATGGTCCTCCTTGTTTTAGTTGCGCTAAGTTGATAGCCAACAGCACCTTAGATACTGTATACTATCTGTATGATTCTGACTATAAGAATTGGGAAGATGTAGAATCTTTTTTATTAAAAGCAAATGTACAGACTATAAGGATAGATAATGGCAGCCTCTAAATTAAATTATATTGTAGTATACAAAAACCACAGTCAGGTCTATGGTTGTTCTTCAAAAAAAATAGCTGTAGAATCACCTCCACCGGAGGGTTACACAAATGATGATAAGAGAATACTTTTTGCAACATTTGAACCAGACACAAGTTCTTTGTGTGTTTACCCTGTATCATTAGACGATATAGAAATTGAAGAAGTAAAAGTTAAGAAAGCTAAAAAGAAAAATGACTAAGAAAAAAGTAGAAAAAAAGAAAGTAAATATCAAACTTGAATCTGGGCAAACATATTTAATTACTTCTATAGATGAGATGTTGCAAATAGCAAATTCTTTGATACACTTAGCCTCTTCAATCAAGGATGAAAAAGACAAATTGTCTGTACTTAATTTAAGTGAAGAAGCAATAAAGGCAATGACCGAAAACAAATTTATAGGAGGATCTTCAGATGAAGATGAAGATTGGAATTAGTATTATAGTGGTGGCAGCATGTTCTTATTTGGTATATAATCAAAAAAGAAGAGTTAAAATTGATTACTTTAATAATGTTTCAGAAGAATACTTTAAAGAATACGCAAAAGAATATAATCCACAAAGTAGTTTCATAGAATTCTTTGATAAAGAAAATATAAAAGAAGCTTTTAGTAGATATGATAAATATTTAGATCTTGGTTTAAATAAAGAAGACGCATTTAAGTCCGTAGTAGAAGATAAGAGAAATAAATGATAGATTTATGTGTCGTAAACTACAACACTAGGCCACTCCTACAAAGGTTATTGGATAATTTACACAATGGCATGAGTATAGATAATAAGTTTTGGAATCTATATATAGCTGATAATGACTCCAGTGATGATACAGTCAACTGGCTAAAAGAAAATGACGATAGATATCAAATAGATAGAATAGATTTAAATAAAAATATTGGATACTCAGCAGCTATTAATAAGCTTGCAGCAAGAGGTGCCAACAACGTCATTGGCATTCTAAATGCAGACGTATGGTTTACCAACGAAGACATTAAAAAGATATGTCAAATTTTTAACCAAGAACCAGATGTCCATATCCTTGGCCCAAAACAAAGAGACGAATACGGCAATATCAAACATGCCGGTATAGTGGGTACCAATACGGAACCAAGACATAGAGGTTGGAATGAAGTTGACCGCGAAGATAATCTGTACAGAGATAGGGTTAATTGCGTAACAGTTTCCGGGTCTGCATACTTCATTAGAAGATCGGTCTGGAATGCCCTAACAAACGATGAAGAGTATAGAAAGATGTACCCCGATGCAATAGGAGCCTTCCTGCCAACGCCTCATTACTATGAGGAGACTTGGTGCTCCTACTTCGCACGTCATCGTGGCTACAATGTAGTGTATGATGGTAGCGTATCGATTGGTCATAGCTGGCACGCATCATCACCAAAACCAGGCGAAGGCTACAGCCACGCTGATGCCCAATTCAAAACAAGTCAATCAATATTTCGCAAAGCCTGCGATACTATAGGAATAGAAAGAGATTAAAATGTCAGATCAATTTAATGTTTACCTTTACAATGCAGAAGTAGTTAAGATAGTCGACGGAGATACTTTTAAGATTAAGATAGATCTTGGTTTTGAGGTTCACATTGGACCAAAGAGTGTCAGATTATATGGCGTTAATACACCAGAAAGCCGCACTACAAACTTAGAAGAAAAGAAGATGGGTCTTGCTGCAAAAGAGTTCACTGATCAATGGATCAAGAAAGCTAATAACAAAGTAAAGATCGAAACTATTTTAGACAAGAATGAGAAGTACGGTAGAATTCTAGCTAGAGTATGGAACGAAGCTGGCGAATGCCTCAATACAGAAATTGTTAAGGCTGGATTAGCTAGAGAGTACTTTGGCGTAGGCGATAAAACATTTGAGGAATTTAAGCCGGACAAAAGCATAACCTTACCCCCTTCCCCATTTGGTCGACCAGCATAAGTGATACGATATATACCATGCAAACATTCCTGCCATATCCTGATTTTAAAGAATCAGTTCGGGTATTAGATTACCGCAGACTTGGAAAGCAACGAGTAGAAACTTTCCAAGTCTTGAACATTTTACTTGACCGTACTCCATCAAAGGGTTGGCGTAATCATCCAGTCACTTTAATGTGGACCGGCTATGAATCAGCTCTACAGCTCTATCAGAATTACACTATTCAAGAGTGGATTAGCAGAGGTTATAAAAACACCATGCTGTTAGAGGAGATAGATATAGATTCAGTAGTTATGCCATCATGGTTTGGCTTAGAAGAATTTCATCGTTCACACAGATCAAATCTTTTGCGTAAAGATTACGAATATTATTCCCAATATTTTGACGAAGATCCTAATCTTCCATACTATTGGCCAGCTAAAGAGGTAGCTAATGCAAACTAGAGTGTTTTTATCAGGCGCTATAGAAGATGTCCAATCTGACTTTAAGCATAGTTGGAGAGATGAAGCTACTGCGCTTCTAGATCATAGAGGTTTTAAGGCAGTCAATCCAATGGACTACGCTCTTGAGGAAGAAGACTGTGAACCAAAAGAAATAGTAGATAAAAATCTCTTCTTGCAAAAAAGCTGTGACATTATTTTAGTAGAATACACATTACTCTATAGGGCGTACATTGGAACAGACTTTGAAATGACCTGGGCGCATCTAAATAATCAACCAGTAATTGTTTGGGCGCACCAAGATTTGCAGCATAGAAAATATCTTAAATTTCTTGCTACAAAAGTTGCAGATACTCTTGAAGAGGCTGTAGAATATATATCTAATACATATCCATCAACTAAATAAAGGAAATAATATGGCAGAAAATAAGTTCAACTATTTTGAAGTAACCACTTCTTATGTTGTTAAGGCCAAGAATAAGTCAGAGGCTGAAAAGGTAGTCCTTGGACGTCGTGGCGTTAAGGGCGAAATTATTACCAGTAAGACTAACGTAGATCGAATCTCGGCTGTAGAAGTCCGAGAAATGTTGGAGATCTAAGAATCCTATTAACTAGAGGGTAGCACTATTTACTTAGTGTTACCCTCTATAAACCTTAAGGAAAGTATATGATATACGCTCAAATGGTGGGCAGAAATGAAGAGGGAAGATTTCTAGAGGAAGTTCTAGAAAGGCTTTCACAGCAAGTAGATGGTATTGTTTTTACCGATGATTGCTCTACTGATAACACAGCTAAAATAGCAGAAAAATATTGTCACGTTTATTCAACTCCAGAGCAACTGTTCACAAAACATGAGGGTCAACTAAGAGCTTTTGCTTGGTCCAACATGTGCCAGCATGCAAAACTTGGTGACTGGATTGTGGCAATCGATTGTGACGAAATGCTGTATAATAAAAACGATATAGATAATCTTAATATCTCATCTGTTCTATCAAATTCGCCTTACGACGTTGCCAATGTTCGCTTTTACCACATGTGGAACGAGAATCAATGGCGCACAGATAAGCTATGGGCTCCAAATAATAGCAGTAGAATCTTCAGATTTAAAGAAAATGGTGGCTTCGCCAATAGGAAATTAGCCTGTGGTTCAGAACCTACATATGTAGTTGACTGGATTGCACAAAGAAACTTCTGGATTGACTCAGGTTTAGTCATGAAACATCTTGGATATGTAAGAGATGAAGATAAGATCTCTAAGCATCAAAGGTATTCGACTTTAGACGGTGGAGAATTTCACGCATTAAATCATATTAACTCAATAATAGACCCAAATCCAGTCTTGATTGACTGGGGAAATTTCTTAAGGTAGGAAAAATGAAAAAAGATATTAGAATTGCAACACACGCACAAACAATTCAATCGCTAACTTTAAAAATGCTATCCAAGGAACGTTTTGCTTACGTTAATTTTCCTCGATCAGCACTCATTGCTATGGGTAGTCCAGATATGAAGAAAGCTTCTAAGGACTTTGGTGATTCAATAAGTAAATCATTTAGCATTAATGATAAGAATTTTATGAAAGGAATACCTTTAGCTTTTGTAAATTCTAATGATTCAGATAATGAATTAGATTATTCAAAAGTGGATTCTAATCAGAG